AAGTGCTCCACGTCCGAGTCCACGGCATCCACGTGGGTGATCCGTGCAACCTGCTGGCGGGCCTGCTGCACGTTCACAGCCACGTTCACGCTGGGCCGCATGCGGTCGGCCTCGTCGGGGTCCACGATGCCGCTGAAGCCGAAGGCGTAGCGGATAGCCTGGATCGCGGCCTTGTGCCGCAGCATGCGGGCGGGCCACTTCTTCCACGGGTCCGTGCCCTGCTTGCACTCGGCCAGGTACTCCGTGACTTCCACGGGGTGGCTGCGATCCTTCCGATGCACCTGGGCCGTGATGGCGAGCAGCTGCCCGTCATCACCAAGCCGATCGACGAACGTGATGCCGTCGTAGGCAGCGTGGTTGTTGGCCATCGTCATCCAGCCGTCGATGCCGACGATGGGCTGGATGCCGCCGCCCCGAGTCGGGAAGGCGTATATCTCCTTCGTCACGGGGTTTAGCCCGTACTCGTTGGCCACCAGCAGGAAGGCAGCGAATTGCTCCTTCGTCGCCTTGTCGCACCCGCACGTGGCCCGCACCGTCTGCTCGAAGGCAGCGGGCTCCATGCCGAATCTCGTAGCCATCGAAAGCAGGATGCTCTTGCGGTCCTGCGTGTTTGCAATCTGCGTGGTCATGCTTCGCGTCCCTTTCTGCGATGTGAAATCCCGGCTCCGCGTCCTGCCTTGCCGGGGCGATCCCTTCCTGGGCAATCCCGGCTCCGCCGGGCTCCGTGTTTCAGTGCGTGATGTCCTCCGGGTTGACCACGATCCACGCGCCGCTGACCTCGATGGCCAGGCGGCCGGGCTCGGCGGTCATCACGTGGCCAGACCACCGCTTGCCGCAGGTGCAGCCAGAGACGAAGTCGCCAACTGCTGGCAGGTTGGCGGGTCGGCCGTACGTTTCCTGCATGCCTGCGACAGCACCGGCGTATTCGTTTGCGTGGGCTTCCATGCTTGTGCTCCTTTGTTCAGTTGGGGCGGGAAAATAAATAGCGGGGGGGGGGGCAAGTGGCGTGCCGTTTGGCACTTGTTTTTTAGGGATTTTGGAACGTGCGGAAAACTTTTGTAGTGGTTGGCGGGCTCATTTGTGGCAGGCCGGGCGGGTAATGTACGTTTGTTCCTTTGTGGGTCAAACGGATTTTTTAAGGCCAGTTTTGCCGGGTAATTCTCGTGCCGCTAGCGGTAGGTAGGCTACCGACTATCGGTAGTTCGTCAACCCAAAATTCTGGCAAGAGTGCCTACAGCGAAATCAATGCTGTGAGCGATCGTCTGGGCCAGCTCGCTCGAGGTGCCCAGCTCTTGGCCGAGGCGGATGCAGAGCAGCGAGTGGATCGCGGCGTTCCAGGTGCGTGGCATTGTGTCCTCCGTGACGTTTAAAGAAGTGCCACCCGTTTCGCAGCTGTCGGCAGGCCGGGTGGCCCCACCACTTGCGTACTGTAGGCTATCGGTAGTTGGGCGTCAACAGGGTGAGAAAGATTTTTTGGCTGCGTGTCAGCCGGGGAAAACGCTACTTCTTTCGCTTCGCCTTCTTGCGCTTGGCGGCAGGACGCTTGGCCAGGTGCCGCTTGGCGTTGGCCCTGGTGGTCAGCGTGTCGCGGACGTGCGTTGCAGAGCTCTTCCTGACGAGCCGCATCCGCTGCCCGAGCAGGCGGCTGTCGAGCTTGCCCTCGCGGCAGAGCATTCGCACCCAGCCATCGGTGCAGCCCATGTAGTCCACGGCCTCAGAGATCGTGAGGTATTCCACGCCGTCGATGTTGCAGGGCATTGCGACCATCCATCCCATACTACCGTTAGCCGGTAGGTAGTCAATCTACGCGAGCCGCAGGCCGCTGTATTTCACCAGGCCTGCGCAGATTTGCCGGCTGGCCCCAGCCTCCCGTACCATAGTGAACAGACCAACCAGCGGAGGGCATGGTGGTTGTACGTTTGTACACCATGCCTATACTCCGCGTTCACAAGGGAGGATTTGAAATGCTGTTGCGTGATTTCCTGAATGACCGCTACGCCGTGCTTCACAACCTGAAGCCGCGCACCGTCGAGATCTTCGGACACTCTATCGACAGGCTGCGAGACTTTCTCGGGCGCGAGCCAGAACTCGCGGATTTTGACGATTTGACCATTGGCAGGTTCCTGCGGTGGCGGGCCGTCACGCCGCACCGTGGGCGGATCTGTGCCGCCGCCAGCGTGGCCAAGGACAAGGCCCACCTGGTCAGCCTGTGGAATGCTGCCGCCCGCAAGCGGCTCGTGGAGGTGTTCCCAGACTTGCCCCGTGGCATCGTCAGGGTGCCGCACCGCTCGCCGTCTGCCTACACGGTTGAAGAGATCAGCCGTATGGTGCAGCAGGCCAGGCGGCGGTCAGGGCTCATCGGCCCGTGCCCGGCTGCGTGGTTCTGGACCACGCTGCTGATGTCGAACTGGTACACGGGCGAGCGGATCGGGTCGCACCTCGAGACGCGGTGGGAACAGGTGGACACAGCCCGCCGCACGATCACGTTCCTCTCGGAGCACCGCAAGGGGCTCGGGCGGACGATTTCGCGGCAGGTCACGCCGCAGCTGGCGTCGATGCTCCAAGCCGGGCGTCGAGCCTCTGACGATCTTGTGTGGCCTTGGATAGACCACAGGGCGGCGAACTCCATCTACCAGCGGATTCGGTACATCTGCCGGTCAGCGGGCGTGAAGCCTCGTGGCTTCCATGCAATCCGAAAAGCGGCCGGGTCGTACCTGAAGGCTGCCGGCGGAGACGCCACGGAGTTCCTGACGCACAAAGACAGCAAGACAACCCGCGATCACTACCTTGATCCGAAGATCGTGGGCGAAGCTTCGGCGCTTGACTTCCTGCCGCCGCTCGACTTCGGCTGAACCGAGCAAGCGGGGAGACGGCGCGGGGGAAGGGAAACCCTGCGCCGCCTCTACCCGCCGCCCGGCTCATGAGTCCACTCGCCGCGCCCGCTCGACGGCCAAGTCGCCTTTCACGCGGGACAGCTCGGCCAGCAACCGCATGACGTGGGCCGCCAGCGTGCCCGAGGTGCCCGTGTACGCCCCGCTGAACTTGCGGGCGTCCCATTCGCATTGCTGCAGGTAGGCGTCACTCAGCTTTTCCACGGTTCTCCTCGCGGTGCAGCAGCAGGGCCAGCAGCGAATAAGACGCGAGATCCACAAGGTTGTCCTCGAGGCTTTCGTTCTCCAGCCGGCCCGTGGCGTTGTAGCTGGCCAGCCGCGTCACCTTGTCGGACAGTCGCACCATCGCGCCCTTCCAAGCCGGGATGCCAACAAACTTCGCGCCGTTGCGAATGTTGGCAAGCGGGTCTTCGCCACTCGGGCAGCCGTAGTCCCGGCTCTTTTTGCGGTGCATGTCTTTCAGGCTGTCGCAAAGATCGAAGAACGCCTGGCTCGTCGGGTGTACGTCTGGCATGTGTTTCCCTTGTTACGCAGTTCTCACTGTGCCGTCGTGCATCACGCGGTAGTTATGCACATCGAAGGCACCGCCCTTATGTATTGCCACCATTGCAAATCCCCAGTTCCACCTGTTGATGCGGGCGTACTCAGGCCGCAGGTCGCACAGGCAGCCGGTGCTCCAGCATCCCGTCTCTTTGTGCCACATATCGGATTCAGCATGGTTGCTCGTGCGGTGCGAGTGGCCCACCATCACCGTCGATAGCGTCTTCATAAACGCACCACGCGCCACGTTGACCGGCGCGGCCATGCCGCTGGGCAGCTCGTGGCCGTGGAGCACGGGCAGCTTCCCGAGCAGCACAGGCCGCTTGTCTTCGACAAGCTCAATGTCGTGCTTGATGAGATCAAGCCACGCCGTGAGGCTCATGCGATGATCGTCACAGATTTCTGCAGCGTGCTGAAACAGCCAATGGGAAAAACGCTCTTCGTGGTTTCCGCATTTGTAGACGATCGGGATGTCTGGGAACTCCTGCCGCAGATACGCCAAGAAATCCCGCACAGCCTCAAGCTCGCCCTTGAAGTCGCGTTGGCGAGGATCTTTCATGTAGCGGCTGATGGCGTAAAAGTCTGCGATGTCGCCGTTCAGCAGCAGGCCCGTGAGTTCCTGGTCTTTGAGGAAGCCCACGGCCGCAGCCACCGCGATCTCGGAGTGATACGGCACGTGCACGTCGGACAGGATGCCGACGTTGCCGATGACGTTCATGCGGTGCGGCGTCCACGTCTCGGCCATCGACTTGGGCATGGCCAGGATCTCGCCAGCCGCTCGCTGCTTTCGCGGGGCTGACGGCTTCATCGTCTTTCGGTTCTTTGCGCCGGCAACGCCAAACTGCCGCTGCATCCTCTTGCGGGCCTGGTGCAGCGTGATGGCTCCGTTGCACTCTTTGACGAGCCTGCGGGCCAGCGTCTGCGCCGGTGCGTCGGGGTGCATCTGGGCAAGCCGCCTGGCCATCTCCGTGATCGGATCACCCGCCATGCTTCTTCCTCCGTGCAGCTGCCTTCGGTTTCCGCTTGGCGGCATCACGCCGCAGAACCATGTTGCCGTCATCGTCTAGGATGCCGAGGCCCGTGGCCTCCTCGTCCTCGAAGTCCAACTCAGCGAGATTAGGCCGCTGGGCCTTCGGCTGCGGCTTGGCTGGCTTCTTTGGCACGGGCGGCCTCCGCTTTGCGGGCGTTGGCAATCGCCCGTCTCACGAGCATCCTGCCAGCCATGTCAACAAACGGCAGGCCGCGCGCCTTGGCCTCCGCCCGCATTACCGCGACGATCTCCTCAATTCGCTCCGGCCGGCTGGCCTCGTCGCATCCCCAAGCGTCCATCTGTGCGGACATTGAAACGCACCCGCAGCTTTCAGACTGGTGAAATCCAAACCGCCCGAGCATCTTTGATAGCTCTGAGCCGGGCAGGCCGGAACGACGTTTGGCGACATCTCCAGACCCTTGCGGCCGGCAGTTGCGACGAGCTGTCCTGACCGGCAACCGAGCACCGCAAACAACACAATCGTCTGAAGTTTCAGAAGGAACACAATCCATGTAACGCTAACAACTAACCTGGAAGCGAGGATCGAAAAATGGAACCTCGTCGGGGCCATAAATAGCAACAACCGACTCAACGGAAAGAGCAAAGTCGCAAGAATTTGCAGTCAACGCAGACCCACTGACGGTCGCGTTTGTTTTTTCTTTCACGTAAATAGATACTTGATTCGAAGTCTTTGCCGTGTCTTCATCCTCCGTGATTGAGAGCGGACCGAAGCCCGGCTGCGCTGGAAGTCTTCCGATGCCTGCTATCGTTCCCGAAACCCCAAACGGCGGAAGGCATCCAGAGTTTGCGGTGATCGGCAGGCTAAACGCGGGAGTCCCGGCGGCTCCCTTACGTCGTGTAAAAATGCTATTCCGGCAATCGTTGGCAATATCGAACACAATGTTCCCGGCCGTCGAAAAGCTGCCGCCGAGACGCCAACAGGTCGGTAGCGTTAATCCGCTAGCGGTGGTAAAAGTCTCGGACGTGCAAGACGTAGAGAACCAGTAGTCGTCCTCAAGGTCGGATTGTGTCAACGGCGTGTTCCCGAGGTTTTGAGATATTCGGTATGGATTCGCAGTGACCACAATATCCCACCGAAACCAGAACGGCGGGAACGATTGGAAAGTCCTGTATTGCGCCAATATCTGAATCCCTGGCGCACTGTAACTGTACGTTGTTCCAGAGCCAGTTAAGACATATGTCCCCGACCTCGGAGCCACGCATGCAAAAGCCACGCTAAAGTCACTGAATAGCGTGGGCGGTCTCGCGTAGTGCCTGAGTTTCGCGGAACCGTATCCCGTGGTTCCGCTGGACGTCAGCTCAACGACTACAGAGTCTGGCAATGCAGGAAGGGAGCAAACCGGCGGTGAACAACACCCGCAGTTCTGCGCAAGCCTCCCGTCCTTGACGATGAGCCCGCCGCCCTTTGTTGCAATCGTCATATCAGCACGCCGTGGTCCCGATGAAGCGAAGATTGCCGGACACGATGACCATGACCTGCGTGCCGCTCGGTGAGTACCCAGGCAACTGCGTCACATTCGGCTGCACGAGATACCACGCCGTGCCTTCCTTAGCGATTGAAACATCGCACGCCGCCGCTGGGCTTAAACCGCAGAACAGATTTACCGCCGCCACGGTATTCGGCGTGGCCGTCTGATTCTTAAACGTCACCGTCTTCGTGTCGTTGATTGACCATGCGCCAGTGAAGGTGCAGACGCGGAATGCCTTGGGATTGCCACTGACGCCACGGTTGCCAAACGACAGCGGGCGGCAGTCACGGTCGCCACCCTCAACGGCTCGCACCACCTTGGCGATCCGCTCAGCGGCAGGCTTCGTGAATGTGACGCGCTCGGTGCGGGCAGGCTTGCCGTCTGGCTTCTGGGCCATGGTCAGTCCTCGAGCACGGTGAGCACCAGGCGGGATCCACCCACGGCAGCCTTCGCGGCGTAGTTCCCAGCCGCAAGCCGCAGGATCGCGGCCTCACCAGCACGCAGGCGGACAGTCTCGTGGAGGTTCGTGCCGTCGAACCGGCCGAACGAAACGGTGTGCGTGGTCTCCGTGGCGAGCGAGCGGGCAAAGCACAGGCCGAGGCTGCCCATTGTGGCCGTGCTGATCTGCGTGACGGCCGTGCCGAGGTTCAGCGTGACGGCCAGCATACCAGCCGTGGCGATGTCGGCAGTGATGCCAGAGGCGGCGAACTGCTGCGAGAGAGCGCCTTTCTGCACCTGGGCGTTGATGGTGTAGTTGATGTCTGGCATGGGGCGAGCTCCTTAGAACGGCGGGGTGCCGAAATAACCTGTGAAGTCGATGGCTTGGTGGACGCGACGCAGCAGCTGGTCGGGGTTGCCGCCAACTCCTGGGTATTTGATGTTTCCGGTTTCCGTCAACGCCTGCGGTGTGCTGGCATCTTCAATTTCTCTTCCGCTGCCAGCTGCTGCGTCTGGGCCGCCACTGTACATCCAGCATTTTTGTTTTACTCCGCTTGCGTCAACGTAGTGCCAGCCCACGTGTGGAAGCTTCATTACCCATGTGCTGGAGCGGTACACAAGCTCGACGCTGACGCTCCAGTATTTCACCTCTATGTCGTTCACCACCTCGAGCTGCTGCTGACCGGAGATGCCTTGGCACAGCCAGGTGTATGCAGCGCCGCCAAGGTAGGGTGCGGAGTTGATGGAGTTTGTGACGCTGCCAGCAACGGAAAGCGGGAACGTCGGGCGGTTGCCGGTGATCGTTGCCTTAATCTCGCCCTCAACGGCTTCCAGCCCTTCGATGTAGTCGCCGGCAGCATTGACGAGCGGGCGTATATCGCCGTTGCCATTGCCGTGGTAGTAGTACAAAGCCGGCACGGCGGCGCTCGAAACAGAGAACGACCACACGTCGCGGCGTGCTAGCGGGTTGGGCTGATAGTCCTGAGTGCCGACGTTGGGCACTTCGTAGCGATACGTAATCTCTGCGTGCTGCCGGTCTGGCTCGGTGACGCTGCCTTCCGTGCAACGCAGGTAGGCGAATTCCGGGTGGCTCGCGCCGTGGAAGATGCCCACGGTGTTCAGCAGCAGCTGGTGCGCGACGGGCTCCGTTGTCGTGACTACAAATTTCCTCTCTGCGGTAGGGCTTTCGCCAAACCGATGCGTAAACGTGCGCGGCAGAACTTCACGGAAGGCGAGTACGGACATGGCTAGTTCAGGATCTCCACGGTTCCGATCTGGCCATTGCGGTTGATCTGCTCGAGCAGCGTGACCTGCTTTTCCTCGGCGGCGTTTGGCCCAGCTTCTGCGGCGTTTGCCTCCATGCGTTGCTGCAGCGATTGAGATGCCGTGTCGATGGCTGCGTTGAAGTTGGCCTGGAACTGCCGCAGCACGTTGCCAGAGGCTTCGGCCGCCACCTGCCGCTCGAGGTCGCCACGCCTAGACTGCTCTTCTGGAGTCAGTGAGCCAGGCGTGAATTGCAGAACTGGCCGGCCGCCGATGCTGACTGTGCGAGTGGTGCCCGCTTCCTTGTTGCGAAGCGCCTCCAATTCCTTCTCGGCTTCGCTGCGGATGTCAAGCCCAAGGATCGGGGCGAACTTCTTGATAAACGCTTCGATGAACTCGGCCAACTTGAAGAACGCATTCCCTGCCAGCTTGATGAAATCAAGCAAGCCCTGAGCCACCTGCTGGGCAATCTGCTGCGGCCCGGCCTGCCTAATCACGCCAAGAAGGTCTTGGGCGATCTGGCTAATTGGCCCCGCAAGCTCGCCGAGGATCGCGCCGGTCAGCCCCTTGACCGTGGCATACACCGCAGCGAATGAATCGTTCATGTTGTCGATCGCCTTGACGGCATCTGCATCGACAACCTGGCCAAGCGCGATGGCTTCCTGCCTCATATTCGTGAGCGCACCAGGGCCGAGCGTGAACAACTCGCCGAGCTCAATGCCGCCCTTGCCGAAGAACTTTACGGCTTGAGCTGCCCTCTCTGCCGGATCTGCAATGCGAGAGATAGCATCCACTACCTGCTCGAATTGCTGCTCTGGTGTCGCCGCCTTCAGTTCTTCAAAGACGATGCCAAGAGCCTCGAACTTCTTCTGGGCCTTATCGTCCAGCGAGGCCGCACCAATGTTGACGGTCAGTTTCTGAATCTGCTTAGCGAACGATTCGACACTCACGCCAGTATCGGCGGCGGCCCGTGCATACGCCTGCAACGCCTCGACGCCAACGCCCGTGCGATTGGCCACGTCGTTCAGCGCGTCAAGCTCTTCGCCAACGCTGAGGGCAAACGAGGTCACGGACGTGACGGCACCCGTGACGGCACTGGTCAGGCTGAGAAAAGCACTCGTCGCGGCTTGCAGCCCGCCCAGGGCCAACTTGCCAATCTCAATGTTCTTCAGCGTGCTGAGATCGCTAGACGCTTTCTTGCCAGCCTCGCCCATGGAGTCGAGCTTGGCATTTACGTCGGCCACCGCCTGAGCCAGCTGGGCCGTGTTGGCACTGATCTGCATTGCCAATCCAAGTGCCGTACTCATGTCATTTCCCGTCTAAGTCGTTTTTCATCTGGGCGAGCACGTCGAGCAGCTGCGAGCGGTGTTGCGGCGGGGCTTCGGTTGGGACGAAATCTGCAGGCTTTGGTATGTGGCCACGCCGCGAGTACGGGGCCAGGACCGCACTAGCAATCACTCCCGTCTGTGCCCACGAGTTGTCGAGCGGCTGGTAGTAGCGGGCAAACGCCAACCACTCACTCAGCTCTCGACTGTCCATACGTTGCTCGAGCTCGCCAACCGTCATCCCGAGATGCCCGGCCAGCATGAACAGGAACCGCCGCGATGGTCTGGCGTTAAAGCTCGCCGGCTAGTTCGACTACGTCCGCCTCCGTGAGTTTGTTGTGACGCTGGGCCACGTCGAACAATTCGCCCATCACAGCACCGTCGAGCTTCGCCACTTCGTTCAGTTCGTTGTCTTGGTAGATCCGCACGCCGTGCTCGTCGCACAGGGTGCGAGCCAGGTAGAACGCACGGAAGTTGTGGAACTTCTCGACGCCTTTGTTTCGGATGTCGAGCCACGCGAGCTCCCAATCGTCACGCTCGCCGACGCTGAGCACGCGCACGTACACGTCGAGGTTCCATTCCTTCACGTGAACCTTCAGCGGCTTGCGGACGCTGGCGGCCTGAATCTGTTCTTTTAGTCCCATTGGTCAGTTGTCCAGAAGTTTGAACGTGACGGTGTAACGAGTAACGCCGTTCACCTCATTCGCCACGCTCAGTGACTCCCATACTGCGGGGTTCGTCAAGGATTGCCCGCCGCCGGAGATCGACAGCGTGGCACGCGCGCCGTAGTTGCTGGTGGAGGTGTTGTTGCCACCCAAGCACTCGACGCTGCACGTGCCGGCTTCGTCTGTCCAGATGACGCTGCGGCCCTTGGGTGGGCCGCCGCCGTATGTCCACGTCAGGCCTGTGACTTCCTGGAACGCAATGCCGTTCCACGTCACAGACACACCAGCGCTATAGCTCGCCACGGGGGCCTCCCTGTGGGACTACGGCACCTGGAAGGCGGCAGAACCACGCACGGCGTCGTTAACAGTGAGCGTGACGCTCGATGACTTGCAGGTGGCGGTGACGCTGAGCGTGATTCCGCCAGTGATCGCCAGCGTGCCCGTCTGACCCTGGGCGATTGGTGTGCCCGAGGCTGCTAGGTACTCGATGGTGACTTCCTTGCCAGTGTCACCAGCTGAGCCCTTAAGCGGACGGGAAAGCGTCAGCACGGTGCTGCCGGTCGTTTGGCCGAGGTGCGAAACGTCGATTTGATCGGCGGCGGCCTGGTCAGTGATGCTGTAGGTGATGCTCGTTACGGTGTACGTCGATCCGGCGAAGGACAACGTCGTGCCGCTGGAATCATGGGGCGTATATGGCATGCTTTATCCCTCGGTCCACCACACGTCGTAACGCTGGGTCACCTGATAGACCGGCGGGAGATCCGCACCCGCCAGCTGCACGAAATCGTCGGACTCGTCTTCCAACGACGCCTGCTTCACTTCTGTATTGTCCGACGTGCCGCCGTACCCATCCAGAACGCGACGCATGGCGTCAGCCACTTGGCGGGCCTCTTCGTAGGTCGTGCCGTAAATGCTGTACTCGACGCTCACGCGGGGCATGCCCATCGGCCCGCCTAGCGTTTGCTCTCTGTCGATGCCTGAGCGCCGCCACGTGACGAACGGCAGAGCCGCCGACGCCGGGGCCAGCACCGGGTAGATCCTCGAGCTGACGAGCGACGTGACGGCCGTGGTGCCAACCATGGCAGTGCGGAGAACGGCTTCAGGGGATTTCAGTGACATGGCTAGAAGGGCGTTGGCCCAACGTCCGAATTGTTTCGCCTTACTGGAAAATTGGCGGCAAGGTCTTTCTGTGCCTTCAAGAGCGCATTGGTCATCTCAATGGCCAGCTGCCCTCTCATTGTGCCTAGCGACTCTTTGTAGGCAGTCTTCACTGGCGGCTGCCCCTTCCTGCCGCCAACCGGCATTTCTGGAATCCGCAAAAGCTCGCCACGCGGAGCCTTCTTGAAGAACGCCTTGGGGTACTTTGGGGAAGTGTTGACCCTGACAACGCCCGCAAACTTCCCGCGCTTGGCCACTCGGGCAATCTTAAACTGCCCCATCGTCTTGAAGCTGGACGCAATCGACGCGCCGCTGCGCCGTGACGATGTTTTTATGATTCGCTCTTTTGTGCCGAACTCCACGAAGCCAGCGTGGAACGCTCGATCCTTGCCCTTCTTTACGGTTCCACCGCCTGCCGATTTTGCTTTGCCGCTACCGGCTGCCGTAAATCCAACCAGGCCAACCGCATTTCCGCTCACGTAGGTTTTGACTTTGCTGGTGATCGCACGGGCGAGATTGCCGGTCGGTCCTTTGGTGACGTTGCCACGAAGAGCAGTCAGCCCAGGCTTCAGGCTGCGACGAATTGCCGCACCCATGTGTTTCCTGGCAAGGCTCGGCCGGAACTGGCGGAAAGCCTTCTGCAATTCCCGCAGCTCGGGAAACTCAACTTTCACGTCGATGCCGCCAGCCATCACGTCACCTCTTCGCAGATAGCAACGTGCTCGGCCCGGTTGTCGTACTCGAGCAGGCTGACGATGTTCAGCGTGCGGGATCGCCACGAGAACCGATCGCGCTGCGTGAGCCCAGGCAGATAGCGAAGCCGCACGCGGTGCGTGATCGTCGTATCCTGCTGGCCGGCCGCCAGTGCCTCGCGGGAAGATACGCCTTCGACGCTTGCCCACACGGCCGAAGAGTTGGCCCACGCCAGCACCGTCTCGCCGAGGGCGTTGGTCGTGCCACTGGCGATCTGCACGGTGACACGCTCGCGGAGCTTGCCGGGGTCGATCATCGGTAGCTGCCCCACTTCTGCGAGTCCAGCAAAGACTTCACGCCATAGGGCACGTCTTGCGGCACGGCACCCGTGGAGACAGCAGCCAGGCGGCTTTCGTACCAGTGGGCAGTAAGCATCAAGATGGCGTGGCGGATCGAAGCCGGCACACTCGTGCCGCTCGCCCCGTAGCCGCCCCACCAGGTCACGCTGATCGCGTTATCGTCCTGAAGGTGCGGCGGCCACGTCTGGCCATACAGCGTCTTTACGGTGCCCGGCACGCCGTCCCGGTCCACGCGGTAGCTGGCGGTCGAGTATGTAGACGTGGTGCCGTTCTCAAACGTGAACGTCAGGGCCACCGCCGTAGTCGTGCCGGCCGTAGCCATCGGCGGGCGTGGCAGCTCAATGTCGTGCGTGCCGTCTGGCGGGAAGCGGTCGAATCGCATCACCCACTGCGTATTCACCAGCGTGCGGTCCAGGTACTGCTCGCACCACTCACGGGCAGCCGTAATGAGCGACCCGATATAGGCATCGTCCGTGGCCGTATCGACCCGCAGGTGGGCCTTGGCCTCCGAGAGCGTCACGGGCTCAACGGCTGGAGCGGTCTGGCGAGTCAGGCTTCGATATTGCACGGCGGCGTTTCCTCGGGGTGGCGTCGGCCGTTTCGGCGTCTTGCTCGACGGCTGCCGTCTCGATCAGTTGGCCCTGCGTGTCCTCGACAGCCACGCGCTGGGCGAGCAGCTGCGTGGCCAAGCCGCCGGAGATGTCCACGGTCTGCCCCTTGCGGTATGACCGCCACGCGCGGGTGAATGTGATTTTCGTCACTGGGGCACACTCCATGCAGTTTCCGGCTTCTTGCTCGTGTTCGTGAAATCCGTAGTCCATTGGAAAACAGGCTTGCCGAGATCCCGGCCAGGCCACGTCACGACATACTCGCCGTGGCCAAGAACCACGCGGGGCGTAACGAACACGCGGTTCCCGCTCTCGCGCCAGTTGCGCCAGAAGTAAATGTCGGGATCGACGCGGCCTTCGTTCCACGCGCCGTCTGGGCCGGGCTTGCTCCAGAACCACGGTTTTTTCGCACGCTTCAGGGCGGCCGTGCTGATGACGGTCAGCCCGAAGTGAGCCGTGTCCACTTCCTGCACAGGCTCAGAAAACCACGACATGGGCAGGCTGGTGGTGCCGCCCTCGGGCGGATTGTCCAGCGTGCCCTTCAGCGTCAGCATCGGGCGGCCGTCTTCACGCTTGGTCTGCAGGCCCGTGATGGCGTCACACTGAAACGTCATCGCCAGGGCAAACAGGTGCTCCACGTCTTCCTTCGTGAAGAACGTGTCGTAGTCGATGGTCAGCAGGTATTCGGCCTTGTCGATGAATTGTTCCATCACCCGCGTGTTGACTTGGTCGCATTTGTCCTAGGGTTGAGCCCCCTGGCATTTAGCCAGAGGGCTCAACCCCAGAATGCGCCGGTCCCCATAGTCGGGCGAATCCCCAGAGGCATGAGCGCCTGAGCCCATGCGAAGTGGTTCGCGGTGAAACTTAGCCGAGGCATCGACAGGATGGCCTCAACTCTGATGTCGGCCTCGGTGCCACCAACCTTGACGATCATGCGTGCCTCGCAAAAGAGAGCGGGCCGCCCCGTTGTGGAGCGGCCCGCCCAGTTTGCACTTCACGTCAAGCCGTCAGGCTCACGCACCCACGAGGCCGATCATCGGGCCGGC